TCTGGTATGTCTCGCGCATTGATGATCGGCTCGCGTACCGACAAGAGGTGCACCGGCAGGTCAAGCATCATAAGCGATACGATGTGCGCGACGCGCTCTTGATCGGTGACGAGCTGTTTAATAAGATGGCTCAGGAGCTCATCGCTCCCCAAAGCGCGATCGATTGGGTGACACTTCAAGCCTCGGGACACCTCCCAAGCATCTCGACACCGGCAGCGCCTCCAAAGCCAAGCAACGTCTACACGGTGACGATCGAGCAACAACAACGAATGAAAGAGATTGATCGAGCTTGGGCAACCGGGGCCGATCACACGACGAAAGCGACGAATGGATGGTAAACTATAAAGAGATCAATGCAGAGAATTTTCCTGCGAGCGAGTGGGTAAGCAGCTCGGGCGTGCTCACGACTACGCCTCTGCCCTATTGCGACGAGTGCGAACAGGGATGGATCAGCGTTGAAGGCGAGCCCGGTCAAGCGCGCATCGCCAAACGCTGTCCGACTTGTCACCCTCTTCGACAAAAGCTCAAGCATCTCGAGCGCGCTCGTCTGCCGTTCGTCGCTCACAAGCATCTCTTGAGCGATTACCAGTGGGACACACCAGAGCAGGCAGAGCGCGTCGGTGCTGTGCTCGACTGGCTACATGGGCGCACTGATCCCATCGATCGCCCTTGCGTGATGATGTACGGCAAGCCGGGCAACGGCAAGAGCTTCATGCTACATGTGCTCGGCAAGCACGCCTGTTTTAATGGCAAGCGCGCACTCTTCCTCACTCATGAGGGATACATGCTTGACCTCAGAGCGAGCTTTAACAGAGACAAGCGCATCGACTTTCACGAGATGCTTGAGCGCGTCGACCTGCTCTGCCTCGATGAGCTTGGTGGTATGGGTGGCGGTGGTAATTGGACAAGCTGGTACAAGGCTCAAGTGCTCGAGATGATCTCAGCGATGTATGATCGTTGGGCCGCTAAGAAATTGAGCATAGTCATGACGAGCAACCTCGTGCCTAAGCAGATCCTCGATGATCTATGCGAGCGCAACACAGCAGCAGAGAGCCGACTCGCGCAGATGTTCGGCAAGCCGGTGCGCATGATCGGCCCTGATCGTCGCGCGAGCTCCTCTGGGAATGGGTGGCGATGATGCCTGACAATACAAAGACAAGCCCAGAGATCATCGAGCGCGCTCGAGAGTTAAGAGCACAAGGTCTGACTGTGCGCGCCATCGAGCATCAGATGCTCAGCGAGGGTCATAAAGTCACACATGTTACGATCCATAGGTATACGAAAGACATATACAGCCCACCAAGGCCCAAGACCAAAGCAGAGAAGAGATCAACAAGGCGAGCCTGGTACAGACGCAACGCTGAGAAGATCAATGCACGCTTGAGGCACGAGCGCGCAAATGAGAGCCAAGAAGAGAGAGCAGATCGCCTCGAGTACGAGCGACTCATGCGTTTGATCAAGAAAGGCGACTAAGTAGACAGCGCGATGCTCAAGAGTCTAGGCATGCCATCTACAGCTGACACCGACTCGCGTACTGCCTCAGCGAAGCACCTGATCTCGAGCTGCGCGTGATGGTCGAGCCTCAGCTTTAAAAAGTGAATCAGCGCGTGCAGACTACATGACCAAAAACACTCGCTCATAAGCGACAGAGGCAGACAGGCGCGCGCCTGCTCTTTGCAGACGCCTGCACTTAAGAGCTCCTCGTATGCCTTAAAGCTCGCCTCGATTGCTCGGTCGTAGATCATCTGGGCTCGCAGCGCATCATCCTCAGCCATCGGCCCGGCACTGCCCTGCTTGATCTGATCGGCTTGCGCTCGCCACGCATCAGGGCTCCAAGCCTCATGCTCAAATTGCACATATCTGCCTGAGATCTCATTCCAAGCGCACCCGACCTGATGCTTCATCCATTGTCTGAGCACAAACACCGGTGCCTTTATGTGAAACTGAAACTGCACATGACGAAAGGGCGATGTGTGCTCGTGCGACCATAGATAATCGATCAAGCGCCAGTCTGCCTCGCTCATCTCATCAGCCTGCTTTCCCATCGAGACTCGAGCGCTGTTCACCACCGACAAGGGCGAGCCCATCACGTCGACGAGCTGCACCGAGCCTGACTGCGTTGCAATTCTTTCATATATCATTTACGATCTCCTCGTGTTAATAAGGGCGGTCATGAGGGAGGCGGGCGCATAAGTGATGCTATGCGCTCGCCTCGTTCGCTTTTACGAATGGAGACACTATGAATCGAGTCTGGCTCATTGGCAACGTAGGAAAGACACCAGAGGCACGAGGCAACACCAAAGACATCGCCTCGTTTTCGCTCGCAGTCAATCAACGCCTCAAAGGTGGCGAGAAAAGCACGATGTGGTTTTCCTGCGTCGCGTTTAACAAGACAGGGCAGAGTATCCTCGAGCATGTGCAAGTCGGCTCGCTCATCGCTATCACAGGCAAGATCAAGACGAATCAATACGAGCGCAACGGCACCAAGGTTCAAGACCTTGACATAATCGTTGACACTTGGGAGTTTATAGGGCCGAAGCCAGAGGGCAGGAGCCCGATCAGCAACCAGGGCGACGCATCTTGGGGCGGGGATAGATGGCCCTAGCATAAGCGAGTAACGAATGAACACGACCGACGAAAGACAGCGCGCGCTCCTAATGAGTGAGCGCTTGGTAGATTTGCAGCGATTCTTAATCTCAGTAGTAATGCGTCGATATGGGCTCACGCTTGACGATGCCCAAGATGTTTACTCAGAGACCTGCCTTTATATGCTCGATCGAGGCGTTAAGCTCATCAACATGAGTAAAGACTTTGACGCTGCTATCACCTCAACCATGATGCGCAGGGCGAGCAATCATATACGCGACCATCGACGCATGAATTATGACTATGTAACGACAATGCTCGAGCGCGAACACCTAGCTGCACCTGATGATCTAATGTATGTAGAGTGGGAGATCGATCACGCAGTGATTAAAGCTGAGATGATCAAGCGTTGCACCTCAGATCTACAGCGCACTCTTGCTGAGGTATATCTCGACTTTGATGGGCTCAGCATCAACGAGCACGCGCGTCGTTGGGGCTTGAATGAAAACTCTCTACATGGTGCAGGGCGAGCACTAAAGGCGATCTTGAGGGATATTGTAAATGAGCGATAAAGACGATCTCAAAGGGCTCGCAGCTCGCGAGCAAGCCTCTTCTATTAAGGCGACAAAGGCGACAAGCGCGCGCGCGACCACCGGCCCTAGAGCGCCAAAGTACGCGACCAAGGTTGACAACTTTCTGCGCCTGCTCAGTGAGGGTCACAGCATCGAGGCAGCCGCAGTCGGTGCAGAGCTCGTGCGACAGACGGTGTATGATTGGATGAACAAGCACGACGACTTTAAAGCCGAGGTCGAAGATGCGCGACATATGGCAGAGGGCTCAATTATGGCAGAGCTCCGAGGAGCTGCTACGCGCAAGGATGATACGCGCGCGCTCATGTGGCTCTTGTCTAAACTGCGCCCTGATCTATACGGTGATAAGCAGGCGCTCGAGGTCACGACCAAGAAAGACGACGGTGTGCCAGAGGTGATCGCGATGCTACAGCAGACACAGCATCTCGTGAATAAAGACCAAGCAGGATCAGCCGACCAAAGCCACAAAGCCGACTGATCCTGCAAAGATCAAGCGAGAGAGATATGCCACAGAACAAACTCAAAATCAACCGGCCTTCACTCTCTGCTAATTGGACGCCTGAGCAGATGCGAGCAGGTGCTGTGCGTATCCATAACCGTTTCGCTGCGCTCCTCACCTCGGTGATCGAATCGGCTGACTGGGCAAACTACCGACAGACAAAGCGCCCTCTTGAGGTGGGTCGGCCTGCTTGGCCTGATCCGGGCGAGTATTGCGACCTCGTGCTACAGAGGCGCAACGGCCCTGCTGAGGTCGCGCTCGAGGTCAAGACCCGACACATAAAGATCGACGACTTTAGATCACCGGGCGAGATGCTTGACAGCGTGCTCGATCATATGGGCAGTCAACTGCACAACTTGCAGAAGCTCGCGAGTCAAAGCGAGGCGCTGTGGTGCGTCGCGCTCGGTCTATATCGCGCACCCTTTCAAAGCGCTGCGATACACTATGAGACACCCTTTAGTGTCGTGATGATCTGGGGTCGATCAGTCGGCAGAGATGGGCCGATGAGTCGCGCATACTTTCACTCGTTGGCAGAGCTCGATCGCGCGATGTGCTCTGCAACCGAGGTCGCACAGTTCTTTGAGCTCGCGACGCATAAGCAACCATCGCCCCGAGTCGATGAGCCACCAGACATCGAGCAGCTCATCGCGCGCAGTCATATACCACGCAAGCGCAAGCAGACCTTGCTCGCGCTCTACAAATGGCCCAACAAGCCGATGGCCCTGCGCACCTATCTGCGACAGTTCGCGACCGATACCTGCTCAGAATACAGCCTCAAGCACTATACCCTCGATTATGTCGAGCGAGGCATTGTCAAAGGGTACAAGCCCGGCACGAGTAAGCATCACCTAAAGGTCGATGAGAAAGCTTTGATCGATTACCTGCTAACGGCTGATCATGAGTGATCTGATCTTAAACGATCTTCAGCTTGAGGTGATCGGAGGCATAAGGCGCTCTGATCGCGTGATTGCTGCGCGCTGTGGTTGGGGATCAGGCAAGACGAGTTCCCTCGTGTTCGCGCTGTGGTTTATCGCTAAGACTCGACCAGGCACGACAAGCCTGCTCATCACCGATACGAACAGCAGATACAACTCGGTGTTAATGCCAGAGATCGAGAAGTGGTTACAGCCTCGAGGGTGGACGTATAACCACACACTCAGGCAGTGGGTCGACACATACACCGGTAGCGCAGTGCTCTGCCGTTCTTACTTTCGACCGGGCACGCGCGATGCCTCGCACAATCCTCTCGAGGGTATCAACGTGACTTCAGGCGTTGCGCTTATCGATGAGTGCCAAACACTCAGCGCTGAGGTCGCGCATAAAGCGCTCGGTCGTCTGCGATCAGGGCCGAGCCCGACGCTGATACTTGTTGGTCTGCCTGTCGCAGATGCCTGGTGGTGTCAGATGGCAGAGGATGCCGGCAACCCTCCTCTGCTCTTCACCTCGTATGTAAACGAGGCAAATCTATCAGAGGCTTGGTTTGAGGCGACTGAGCTCCTGCCAGAGGACGAGCGCGAGGCGATGGTCATGAATCGACCAAAGCCACCAAGCGGACTCGTCTATCAGGAGTTCAGCATCGAGTCTCATGTGATCGACGACTTTGCATACTCGCCTGAGATGACAGGGCGCATCGCGATCGACTGGGGATTCAGAAAGCCGAGCGTCTTGATCTTGGTTTATGACGAGGCGCGCGAAGCGTCGGTGGTAGTGCAC